TACAATTTTGGTGGTCGTCCAGTGACCTCCATGAATATCCTTCTACTCATTAGTGATTTAGAAGGATCTTATCAAAATCTCAAATATATGGGGTTGAAAGAAGACATGGAAACTCTTGAAGAAATAAAACGTAGATACTACAAACTCTACTATCAAAAAAAGAAGGAAGAAAAGGTAAACAATCCCCTGTAGCTCAATCAGGCAGAGCGCCAAACTGTTAATTTGGATGTTACTGGTTCGATTCCAGTCGGGGGAGTTGGCAATAATAGCATTATTGCCAAACCAGAACCCCTTCCGTGTGCTTAAAACCTCCCTCACAAGGGGAGGTTTTATTGTATAAATAATCCAGAAGAAATAGTCCTAGAAGGAACGGGTTAATTATGCCTCTTACAAGACTTGATAATCTTTACTCAAGTAAAACAGGTAAGTATCTATATGTATCGCCAGATGACTTTAACGCGACAGATGAGTTAGACAATAGAGGTAACTCCCCACTACGTCCGTTTAAGTCCATCCAGAGGGCGTTTCTAGAGGTATCAAGATACTCTTACCTACCTGGTAAGGATAACGATAGGTTTGACCAGTTCAGCATCATGCTGATGCCTGGTAACCACTACATTGATAACCGTCCTGGTCTTGTAGAGACGGCTAATCCTGAATCGAGATATTTTGATTCTGGTAATCTAATTGAAGCGAATAAACAGCTCATTGTTGATCGTTCTGCTGCAGAAATTTTCGTACAACACCCTGATTTCTTCCATCCTGGTGACAATCAAACCGATGATGGGTCACGATTTGCTGACGCATATCGTCTAGTACAGTTGAATCGCAAGGAGATTGTAGACAAATCAGCAGCACATCTTGCAGTTGAATTCCCTGACTTCTTCTATCCTGGTGGTAATGGTACAACAGAAGCTGAATATAGATTTAAAGATGGATATCGCCTAATCCAACAGAACAAGAGAGAAATTGTTGATAGGGCAGCAGCAGAAATTGCTGTAGCACACCCTGATTTCTTCTTCCCTGGCGACCCTGCAGACGATCCTGTATACAGATTTAAGGATGCATATCGTCTAATCCAGCAGAACAGAACTGAAATTATTGATAGTGCTTGGACTGCAATGCAGGCTGGTGCTAATGCCGCTGATCCTGCTGATGAGGTAAAGTGTAAGCGTGACATCGGTCTTCTAATTGATTACGTTGGTATTGACCTTGTAAAAGGTGGTAACGAGTATACCCGTAAGTTCACCCTGAAGTATTTCCAAGGTGGTGTATTCTCTTACATCATTAGTGAAGTGCTGTCTACAAATGACGCATATAATGCTGCTAGGGATCTGATGATCCAAGCAATGAAGAATCAGTTGACAATCACTGATGCTACTATTACGATTGATCCCAATTCATGTGCTAACGTAGAGTCTGCAATCAATGTCTTGGTACAGATTGTTACTGATGCATTTACTGCTGCTGATACAGCAGGAATTCCTGCAGAAACACTAGGATCTGATCTAACAAATGAAGCAAAATGTAAGCGAGATCTGGGTATATTTGTTGACTATCTTGGGCTTGATCTGGTTAGTGGTGGTAACGAGTACACTCGCCGTTTTACTGGTACGTATTTTGATAACACTGGATCCCCAATTGCTAACGGTCTACTAGGAGAAGAAGCACAATCTATCACTGCTTTCAACAAAGCTCGTGATTTGATGCAATCTGCAGTCAACAACATCTTGTTGGTTCAGGATGCTACTATCACTGTAGATGGTGGTGGTTGTGCTAACGTACAGTCTGCAATCGCTACACTAACGCAGATTTTTACTACTGTCATTAACGATGGCAATCTATCACAACTTCCTGTTGAAAACCTAGGAAACTTCGCTAGTGCAAATGAAGTTGAGTGTAAGCGTGACCTTGGTGAGTACATCGACGCTATCTCTCTTGACGTTGCACTTGCAGGTGGTAACAGATACACTCGTAAGTATCTGAAGACATACTTCAATGAAGCAGGCAATGCGTTCATTAGTGGTTCTCTAGAAAATGAGCAAACAGAGTCTATCGTTGCGTTTAATAAAGCACGAGATCTGATGATTGATGCGTTCAGAAATGAACTATTCTCAAAAGATTCGACCATCACTGCTGATCCTAACGGTACTCCTCTATGTGCTGATGTTGCTAGCATGGTTGGCACCCTTGCCGCTATTGTAGAGACTGTCCTAACTGATGGTAACCTAACTCAACTTCCTGCTGAAGTTGTTACTGATCACGAGACACCTGGCGAGACCAAGTGTAAGCGTGACATCGGTTTTATTGTTGAGGGTGTTCTTGCTGACATCAGAAACGGTGGCAACAGCAACACTATCTCTGTAGCAAAGAGTTACTTTGACAGAGAAGGATCTCCTCTAGCAAATGGTATTGTTGGTGAAGAGGTAGAAAGCATCACCGCTTATAATAAAGCGCGTGACATGATGAAGCTGGCAGTCACTAACTCCTTGTATGACAAGGATCTGACTATCTCCCCTGGACCTGCTATTGCAGGTGCTAACACCCCTGACATCGAGTATGACGAGTCTGGTAACCCTGGTGCATGTATTGACGTTCAGACAAACATTCAAACCCTGGTAACAATCCTTACCGATGTTATTAGTGCTGGTAGCTTGAGTGTATTGAGTTCAGTACAAGTTACTGGTGTTGTACCTATCTTCGACTACAACAGAGCACTTCAGGAATGGCAAGATGACAGCATCATTGACCTAGGTAACCCTGATAACGTATTCTACAAGTTCAACTCTACCGAGGGCGGTTGTATCGTTCCTAGAGGTTGTTCTTTGATCGGTTATGACCTCCGTCGCACCATCATCAGACCTCTATATGTACCTGATCCCGTTGATGGTGATCAAGAAAGAACTGGTATCTTTAAACTGACTGGTGGTTGTTACTTGTGGCAGTTCACTATCAAGGATGGTGACCTCTCCGAGAACTCTCCACTATATGATCAGGCAGACAAAGTAGGTAAGGTATACTACAAGAAGAACTCTACGGATCTAAAGATTCCCGAGTATTCTCACCACAAGATCTGCATCATGACCTATGCAGGTAATGATGAACTAGATCGCTACTATGAGAAAGTTGGTAGAGCATTTGCACAGTTCCAGCCTACAATTGATGATGGCGAACTAGAAGCACTGGTACAAGAGACTAGAATTGTTGGTCCTCTATCTGATACCAGAACTGTTGAGCAGATTCAAGTTGTTGATATTCCTGGCACGTCACAGTCTAGATTGACTGTTACCACCAAGATTGAGCACGGTTACTTCAAAGGTCAGTATATCGCTGTTATCAACAGTGGTCTATCTGATGAAGTCAACGGTACATTCAAGGTTGATGCCATTGATGATAACAATCCAAAGGTATTCACCTACATCATTCCTATCACAGCTGCTGGTCTAGGACTGGTTTCTGGTACAACTTACAGCACTGCTAACGGTCTTGGCACTAGTGCAGTGATTCAAGCGGAAATTGACTCTGTTGAGTCTGCATCTCCGTATGTTTTCAACTGCTCGATTCGTTCTACCTGGGGTCAGTGCGGCATGTGGGCGGATGGATCCAAGGCAACTGGATTCAAGTCGATGGTTGTTGCACAGTACACGGGTGTTTCGCTCCAGAAAGATGACAGAGCGTTCATTCGTTACGACAGATTTACTAACACATGGAATCAAGCATCACTAACTGATGCATTTGCTACCATTCCTTATCACACCAAAGGTGATGCATATTGGAAGGATGAGTGGAGAAACTTCCACATTCGTGCTTCAGATGACTCCTTCATTCAGTGCGTCTCGGTCTTCGCTGTTGGTTTCCACGATCACTTCCTAATGGAAAGTGGTGGTGACATGTCTATCACCAACTCGAACTCTAACTTCGGTAATACTTCACTCCACTCTATTGGTTTCAAAGGATTTGCTTTCAACCAGGATAAAGGTGGTTACATTGATGCTATCATTCCTCCCAAGGTTGTTAATACTAATGTAGAAGCAATCAAGAAGAATGCTTATTACACTCTTGATATCGAAGCATCAAATGATGTTTCTAATAACACTAAACTATATCTTGCTGGTGATACTAATAAGGATCCAGCTTCACGTCCTGCAGCATCTATTGATGGATATAGAATTGGTGCAAAGCAAGATGACAGACTATATGTCAAATTGCCTTCTGGTGGTGTAGGTGGTAAGCAGACTTATCATGGTACACTAGAACCATCTGGTATCAAATCAGTTACGGCATCTCTGGATACTCTAACACCTGCTAACTTGAACGTATTGTTCGATCTAGATGGTGATGGAAATGATGACTTTAACAAGGCATATGATGCTGCTAATCTCATCGAGAAGAACAGATCATATCTAGCAGAAGAAACTTATGGATACATCACTGCTCAATATCCAGCACTTCTGACTAACACATCTCTAACTATCACCAAGTGTGAAAGAGATATTGGATTTATTGTTGATGCTGTTGTCAAGGATCTTCGTGTTGGCGGTAACATCAACACTGTATATGCTTCCGAGTCTTACATTTCTAGTGGCAACGTATCCTATGTTGATACTGAACTAACTGAAACTCTTATTGCATATGACTACCTGAAGAGATTGATCTTCGGTGTAATTCGTAACGGTACACTCCTAATCAAGAATTGCACAACTTCTACATCTAGTCCTAATATTGTTGTTGGTGATACTTCTGGACTCACAACTGGCATGCAGGTCAGTGAGTACAGCGAGAATGATTTTGTTAATGGTTTCTTGACTCAAGGTTCTTCACGTCTTGGCACTAACTTGCTCGGAAGTGGACCACTTGTTATTACCCAGATTATCAATGCAACTACTATTGAAGTGGCTGATCCTGCAACTGGACAGGTTTATCAACCACAACTAGATAGCAGCACTGCTTGGTTGTATTTTGAGAATGTCAACCAATACTCTTCATCTCCTCGTATTGTAGATCTTACAATCACTCAAGATGATACGTATCCCGAGTGTACTAACATTGTTTCTGCCATCGAAGGATACTTTGATGTTGTCAATTTGGTACTGAATGGTAATGGTAATCAGGTAACTAGAGTTGAAGCTATTATTGAGTCTTCGTCTCTAATTGGTAGAGCAACTGTATTTGTAATTGATACTGGTAATGGAGATACTGATCCTCATGGATTCCAAACAGGAACACCTGTAAGACTTATTCCAAGAGCTACTAATCCTGCTGTTGACAAGCGTCTTGTTAGATTGCCTCGTGGATTCGAGACTAATAGACCTTACTATGTAATCGCTCCTGGTAGAGATACATATCCAAACTCGTTTAATAATACTTCGGAGTTTGATAATACTGCAGGCACCAAACTTATGCTTGCTGCTACTAAAGAAAATGCAGCTGCTGGTATCTATATCTACTCTTCTGAAACAGAGAGTATGAGTCCTGATGTTGAACTATTGGTTCAGCAACAGATTCTTGATGAGAATTATGATTTGCACAGATATGTTTGTAATGTCTCTGGTATTTACATTGAAACGGATATTCCGCACACATTCGACGTACCTGTACCAAATGTCCCAGCACAAACCATCTTCTTCTCTACATCTGGTGATGCAAGTTCTCAACTACCGACTATTTCGGGTGCTGGTGACGTGGCAACAGATGTGTATTACTTCCCACGTTTTATCTCCAAGACGAAGTTTAGCGTTCATACCACCCAAGCAGATGCTCAAGCTGGTACAAACGCTGTCATATTTACTGCAAACAGCGGAAGCGATTTTATTGTCTATGGCAACAAAAAGACTTCCCCCCTCAAGTACGACCCAGTTGACTTCCAAAGATGGTATCTAAATGTTAAAGATGAGTCTTCAGGTGGTACTGATCCTAATGCTATTCTGACCAGATTCCATGCTACTGACTTTGTAGATGGCACTGGTAATCTATTCACTCCAGATACTTACTATGAAAGAATTGAGGATGACAGATCTGCTCTTGATAGAGTCTATCGCTTGCGTTATGTTCTTCCACAGTATCTACAGACAGTTCGTGAACCACTTAATGGTTATGTCATTAAGTCAAGAACTGATGATAGGAGACGCCTGAAGGCACAGAAGTTCTATCTAGAACCCTTCAGTAACGGCGCACCAGCGGTTGCACAGTTCTTTAACCCTGCGAGACCTACCGAGCAATTGGGACTGTCTCTGGCGGATCTGGACGCTGCTAGCGTTGATATTACTGGTGGATTCTATGATCCATACGAAAATCCACTACAAATTGAGTTTGAATCCAAGATTGCAACAACAATTCAGTGTGCTAAAACTATTTCTGTTGACCCTCAAGGAACAGGAACTCTAGTAGATCGACTTGAGCTTACTGTATTTGATCATACAATTATCAACCAGCAACTGAAGAATGAAATCTTCACTGTTATTGAGATTGGACCTCCACAGGGTGCAGGCATCCAAACCAGCATTTACAATAGTAACTCTGACAACTATGTCAGTTGGACTGGTTACTGCTCTGGATCTGGTTATGTTCATGCATACTATCAAGCCGATGGGACAGCATTTGTTATTCTGAAGAACATCACTGGCAAGATTGATTATGATGTCTACAGTCCTACTAACTTTGTTCAGAACAACGGAACGTTCTTCAATCTAACTGGACAACCTGATGCATATCCCACTTCTCGTTCTAGATCTGACAGAAAAAATTTCCTGTATAGAATTGAGGGTGCTAACGTTTATACCGCAGTTCCTGGTGATAAGATTACCACACCTGGCGGTGACACATACACTGTTTCTCAACTCGATGATGTTCCTGATATTGATGACACCTTCTATATCTTCAATATTGAGACTATCCAAGAGCAGATTCCTCTTCAGCAAGATGGTATCTACTATCTGACTTGTGTTCGTGGTAACATCTCTCCATATCCTCTAGGTGCTGGTGTTGGTGAAAACTTCCACTACTATAAATTCTCTCAACCTATCTCTAATCTGTATCCTCTGGATTATAAGAATGATCCACTGTGGTTCCAGGTCAGTCTTACCACTGGAGCTAGAGATCTAACTATTCTTGATCCCCCAGCATCAGCAGCTGCTGCAGATAACTATGTTCATGGTCTTGTTACTCTTAACGACTACAAGTTCAGTGAAACAAAAGAAGCAGTTGTTGACCTGACTAGAACTTCACCTTTTGCTGCGTATGAGTTTACTAATACCACAAGCAACCTGAATAGTATAATTCTAGACAATAGAATTCAAGCACAGGAAGGTAATGCATCCGTAGGTTCCGAGAACAGACAGATTCCTATCTCTGGTGACTCTGTATATCCTCTAGAGAGAAAATTCTATGCAGAATTGCGTCGTCCTTCGATTGCAAGATCTGGTAACCACACGTTTGAGTATCTTGGATTCGGTCCTGGTAACTACTCAACTGGTTTCCCACTTCGTCAGGAAGTTGTTCTATCTGATAAGCAAGACTTCTATGCACAAGCAAAACGTGAAGACGGCGGTATTGTCTTCTACACGGGTCTAAACTCTAACGGTGACCTCTATATTGGTAATCGTAAGATCAACGCTATTACAGGCGAAGAGACGTTCCTTGAGCAGGCAGTTCTTGAGGACAGTGGTGATGACGATGAAGGAATCGGCGCACTAGTTACTACTTTCGACACAGCAGTTACTTTCAATGATAAGGTAACCATCGAAGGTGATACGTTCCTCAACAATCCTGTTACGATTAACGTCGATCCTCTAGAAGGCGATGCACTTCGTATTCTATCTCTGGTTGACACTGGTGATGATCCTACACAAGACAGATCTTCCTTCAGAGATACAAGAGATGGTGACATTATTCTCACCAAGAACCAGATTGAAGCTGCGGTTTACAAGTTCAACCCACGCGGTAATGTAAATGATCCTGGTCAAGTTTACACCTGGAGAACACATTACACTGGTGGTCTTCCTTCTAATGCTTCTCCTGATAACACTGGTCTTCTATCTGCTGGTCAAGGTGGAACTGCTTTCTATACTCTACAGAGTATTACTTATGGATCTTCTATCCTACCTGCAGCTGGTGATGTTCTGTACAAGGGTCTAGAAGTTGGTAGTAGCGGTTCAATGGGTTGGGTTTACTCCAACTTCTTCACCGAACTAGGTGATCTACAGATCTTCTCTATTACCTCTAACAACACCGCAGAACTTACAATCACATGGGCTGCTGGTCTAGACAACAACGGTCTAGGAATTAGAGTTGGTGAAAATCTACGTATCTCTAACTTCAGTAACTCGTTCTTGAATGGTACATGGGCAGTTCTTGCTGGTGGATTCTCTGGAACAGGTAACACTTGTACAATCAGAATCTTCAATGAGATTGCACAGAACACCTATGCATGGGCAGATGAAGGTCCTGGTGCGAAGATGGAAATCTCCAAGTCCAGATGGAAGGAGACTGGTATCATTGGTGCTGAAGCACTTCGCACAAGAACTGAAGTACCTGGTGATTATAGACTGGGTATCAACACCATCGGCAGAATGGCGAAGGAAGGTGTACTCACAGCTTCTGTAAGTGCTGAAACAGATCCAAGATCTAACTTGGATGTTGTTGGTAACGCATTCATCAGCGGTAAGAATTTAGTATCCTATGATGCTGTTGGTGCAGTAACTGCAAACAACTACCTAGCAGAACCTTCTGTTGGTAAGACATACTTTGCACTCACTAATGCATTCTTGGTTGGTGGTGACAGTTCTGATCCTGATGACTTTGCTACTCTTCGTGTTGCAACTTCTGATCTAGCAGTTGCTGATCAATCTTCAACATATAGAGTGGGTGGTCGCGTTGGTATTAACACCAGCATTGGACTGGATGCATCTACTGAACTTGATAAGAACTTCGTTGTAATCGGTGATTCCAGATTTACTGGAAATGTACAGATTCAGGATGACTTGAGTGTAGATGGTGGAGACATTAACTCTACTTCAGAAACATTCAGGTTCCTAACTGATAACGTTGACTTCCTGATTGCTGCAAGTGATACCGAATCGTTTAACATCGGTAACAACACCACAAGTGATCAACTCATCAACATTGGTAACAATGTTTCTGATGCTTCTTCTCACACATTGAGAGTTGGTGCTAACGCTGGTGTCACTACATTTGAAGTTCATAAGCGTTCTACTAACGCATTTGTTGATATCGCATCAGTAGAGGATGTAGTAGGTTCTGCATGTTCGATCAAGATTGGTGGTGCTGCTCCTAACCTGAACTCCCAAACCTTAATTGGTACGTATCAGACTAAATTGAATGGTACTCTGGAAGTTGGTGCTTTCGCTGGTACATCTACCACTAGAATCTTCACCACTGCAGCTACACTGAATATTGGTGACGGACAGAACACTACAAAAGTTACTATTGGTGCTAACTCTTCTACGGTAGACATCGCAGCACTTGGTGGTCGCACCACGATTAGAAACTCGCTACTCGTTCAGGGTAGCACCACATCCAACTCCACCATTAAATTGTCTGGTGGTCTGAATGCTGGTATCATTGCAATTGATAGAGCAAGATTCGGCACCTCTCCATCAGAGCACATCGTTGGATCTCTCGACAATCCTAACATCACGTTCCTCAAGTATATCCAGCTTGGTAGACAAATTGATACCGCTGGTGTTGGACCTTGGGGTGGTGATCAGTACCTCCTATCTGGTGGTCAGATTGCTGCAATTGACAACATTACTCCAGAATCGAGTGCAACATGGGTTGCTAACGAGACCTATTCGTTCATCACACCTACTGGTGGTACAGGTAGCGGTGCTCTGTTTACTGTTCAGGTTCTATCTAACGGTACAGCAGACATCAGTCTAGTATCTCCTGGTTCTGGTTACTCTGACAACGATCTACTGACTATTGAAGCATCGAAACTGGGTAACTCTGGTGGTGCTGATCTATCGTTCAGAGTTAATGGAACTAATGATTCTGGTAACGTATACTTACTACCTATCACTAAACCATCTGTCAATGATTTCCAGATTGGTGATCTACTGTTTATCGAGAGAGCAGTAGAAGTAACTGGACAGGATACAAACATCTCTCCTGTTGGTGAGGAATACAGTGAACTTCTTGAGGTTGCTGGTCTTACCAATATCACTGACCCTGCTGATCCTCTTGGTTTCAGAATCTTGGTTACTCGTGCTAAAGATGGCACGACTGCAAGACAGGATCACCCAGATAATGTAATCATCTCCAAGTTTGATAAGCAACTCAATGCTTCGTTTATCACTGGATTTGACTTTGATAACAATGGAACTCTAGATCCTACATCTAGTGTCACGATTAACGATACTGCCGTCCTAACAATCGTTGCTGATGGTACTGATATCGTTACTATCAATTGGAATAACGAGACTAACACTAGTGTTGGTGCTGATTACGGTGAGTTTATTACAATCGCTGGATCGAACATTGTTGGTCTGAATGGTACGTGGCCAATTCAAGGTGGTATCAGTGGTCCTGCATCTAGTCTAGAGATCAAGACAAGTCAGTATGTTTCAACAGGAACTTACGTATGGTCTGATCAAGCTGCAGCAGCTGAAGTTAAGATTAATAGTGGTGCTGGTCTACTAGCAGATTCTGCATCTGTTAGAATCGGCGTTGCAGAATTTGGTGGTGTTCTAACTACCAGCGATTACCTGCTCCTATCTGATTCTGAAATCGTTAAGGTTGATGCTTTGGTATCCACTGACATTCAGTCTCTGGTTGTCACTGACGGTGGTGATCCTGAAGTCGAAGTATTTAAGGTTGAGTCTACAACTGGTAATACCTTCGTTGGTAACACACTATCAGTTGGACAAGGATTTAATAAGTTCGTTGTTGATGGTGGAACTGGCGATACCGTAACTCAAGGAAAACTAACCACTAACAATGATCTAACCGTAAGAGGATCTGTTGTAGAACTTACCCAGTTCTTCACCTTAACCAACGGTGGTTCATCTGGTACTGCTGAAAGAAACACACTTCGTGTTGATACTGCAACTGGTGATCTAGAAATCTATGGTGGTGACTTCAATATCTTCGGACCTGATGGCACTACACCACGTCTACAGTTCAACAATTCTTCAGGTGACTTTACTACCTTCGGTTCATTCTCTGCTTTGGGAACTGGAACATCTGTATTTGGTGGTAGTATCCTGGCTGCTGGTGATCTTACTGTTAACGGTGGTGATCTAACGGTCAACTCTGGTGGCAATGAAGTCTTCGGTGTTGATGAAGATGGCGCTGTTACTGTCGCTGGTATCTCCAATTACTTCTCACAAACTGGTGGTCGTAAGTGGGTCTATAGCGATTCGTTTGATGTTGATGCAGAAGCAAATACAAACTACTTCCTCAATATCTCTCAAAATACGGTCGTTAAATTGCCTTCAGGAGCTTTGATTGGTGACATGATTAGAATCGTCGATATCGGCGGTCTACTTACTTACAACCTCTCGCTGGTTGTAAGAGCACCGTCTACGATTAAAGTTCAAAATGCATCTGATAATACAGGCACTACTCTACTAACGGGTAATACTGCTGACCTAAATGGTTATGATGGTGGAGAACTAGTTGTTCAAACACCTAACGCTGGATTCGCACTAGTATTTGCTGGTACAACTGATCCAGATGGTAATACCGCAGTTCCTATCGGAAAAGACGGATGGTTCTTAATCGAGGTTTGATTTAATGTTCTACCAGGAGTCAAAAACAGCAAGAGCGGCAGTGGTTGGCACCATTATGCCATGGACGGGGGGATTATCAAACATCCCCCCTGGATGGGTGCTATGTAGTGGTGGTGTTGTAGATGCTGCAGATTATCCATTGCTTACACAAGCAGTTGGTAATACATATGATGCTTTAGGTGGAGCTATTACAGGAAATTTTCCAAATTATACTGGAACAATTAAACTTCCTGATTTGAATGAAAAAGCTTTGATGGATATTGAAACTTCTTACTTTGCTCCCAGAGTATCTGGTGGCACTGGTAGGGATGCAGATATAGATCCCGATGCGCTTACTATTATGTCACCAATTATCGGTGACAATGAGGATAATGGTGTTACCACTATCTTTACAAATGTCACCATCGATGTTATCTTTAATATCAATGCAGATGACAGAACTGGATACCAAGGAAAAATTACAGGCAACACAAAAGAAGATGGAGAAGGTGTTGCTACAGTTTATACTGGTCCTAGAAAATTAGGAAGAAAGCACGTTAAGAGACATAATCACCCAGGAACATATCCAACGTTAGAAATTCAGAATCCACAACGTCCTGGAGAGGGTGTTGCTGGTTATGAAAATATTGCATACACTTTATATCACTCGCACGTTGATAATGAGGGTGGTGGACAGACTGGTGATACTTACTACTTTGGTTGGTCTGATGATTCCGCTGGTGATGGTTCGACAAGTAATGTTAATGCTGCACCTGGTCTAGCAGCTGGTAATGTAACTGGTAGTACAACTCCAGCAGGAGCAGAACTTGATTATATGTTTACTTGGCCAGCAGCTGGTGCTACGCAACCATCTGGATATAATGGAGGATCACAGGGTGTTGTTGTGGCACACGTTCAATCGGAGAATCCTCCCGTTAACCTAAAACCCCTGATCGTAACAGGATCCCCAATTTCGAGTCAATTTGCTGTAACTAATTTAAGACCTGAAGGACCATTTTTGGATGCTGGTAGAGCGGTTCCAGCTGCAGCTCGGGGTGGTAGTTTTAATATTCCTGGTGGTGTTAAGAACTACTATGATTCTTCAAATCAAACCGCATCACAAATTCGCAATACGATGATGAGTCATGCTGGAACATCATTTACTACCACTGATCCTGGTGGTGATTTCATTGAAGCACATGATCATGGTGAGTTTGATGTGGTATTTAACTCTAGTGGATTGAGACCTGCATCTAGTATTATCACTGACGTTAACTTACCTGGTACAGTGAATCTAGATAATACACAGAATGAGAGAGCATTGCAAATAGACATGAACATCTCACAACCAACACTTTCCTGTATATACATCATCAGAGCATACTAAAATGGCAAAGTCAATATCTACTAATTATGCTAGGCAGAAAGCGCATTGGGGTGGTGTTCCTGGAACTATTCAGATGCATACTGTTTATGGAATGGGATTCAATAATGATCCTAGTACAGCAGTATTCAAAGATAATATGCCTGGTGGATTTTTGAGATGTGATGGATCTATTTTAAATGCAAAAGATTATCTTCTACTGTCTAGAATTTTGGGTGTAGGAACTGAATGTAGATTTGCAAAAGAAAATGCAATTCTACGTGATCCAGATACTGACACAGGAGATCTTGGATCATTTCAGATACCTGACCTAGGATCTAAAGTTATCATTGGTGGTAGAGGATCTGGTGAGTATCGTGATACAACAATGGAGAACAAGCCTAACCAGAATAAGGTTGGTGTTGAAGTATCTCCACAGACACCTCTTGGCGAGAGACTATTTGTAAATTATGTCTCTAATACTGGTGATGGCATGAAACTTACTGCCCAATCATCTATTCCTTTTAGAGGTAATATCAAGTACACCATGGACTCTTATGTTTCGCCAGAGATTCTTTCTATTGAACAGTTTCAAGCACATCAACATGATGCTGACTCACATATTCTAAACACCACAGCGTCTCAATATCGTATTGATGGTGATGGATTGACTGGTGACTCTGATACAGCATTTAGTGCAAACGTAGAAGCAGAAAATATTTTGGATGAAACTCAACCAAACGTTCAAAGAGGTTCGGCTAGTCACGATCACAGAATTTCAAAACCTTTTACTTATGCTCAAAACTTCAGTTATTCATTCCCTGCTGCTAATATTCCACTAGATGATATGGAATCGTACATCGATGTTGACACAACTAATTTAGAAGTATTGAACCAGGTTGTAACTCCTTTCATTATGGTACATTACATTATCAAGTTCTGATATGGCTCAATACAACAGTCAATATACTTACAGTAGTAGCTTGAGGTTAAGAGCTGATGTAAAATACGTCCAGTATATTACTGTTGCAGGTGGTGGCGGTGGTGCTCGCCCTGGACCAGGTTATGGTAGAGTTCCTCAAAATGGTGGTGATACCAGACTCAACACAACAGGATTGTGGTCTCAAGGTGGTAGAGCTGGTGAACTAAATCGTGGTGGTTATGGTGGATATGGAAATTATGCCTATGGTAGAAGTGGTCAAATTAACAATTCTGGTGGTGAGTTTTTGCGTGCTGCGTCTGGTTATGGACCATATGGATTTGGTGGTGCAGGACAGTGGCGTGGTCCTCCAAACTCTGGTGGCGGCGGTGGCGGCGGTGCGTCACTAGCAACATATTATCGAGGATCAAATGGTGCTGTTGGTGGTCAAAACGTAGGTTGGACTATCGGACAGGGTGGAGTACAGGGTGGTACTGGTAATAGAAGAAGAGGTTATGTTGGTGGCATTTATATCAATCAAACCACTTATGATAGACCTGCTGCTAGTATAAGTGCTAATCCTTCTTCTATCATTTTAGGCAGCTCCACTACATTAACCTGGAGTACATCTGGTGACATTGATACTGTCAACATTAGTGGAATAGGTAATGTAGGTACGAGTGGATCTTTATCTATTAGTCCATCAGGATCAGGAAGCTGGACAGTTAATGCAATTAATCCAGCATATACGACACAAGATACAGTTACAGTTACTGTACTGATTCCACCAGTGGTTACTATGTCTTTTGACAATGACACTATTGTCTTGGGGGAGAGTGCTACTTTGACATGGACTACTACTGGTGATGCTGACACAATGTCTATTGATAATGGAATTGGTGTTACTAACCTAAATGGTTATCAAACAGTTACGCCAACACAAAGTATAGTTTATACAGGAACTGCTACTGGTCTTGGTGGGACAGGTAGTGATACTGCTGTGTTAACAGTATTGCCACCACCAACATTGAGTGTTTCTGGTCCAATTGTTGTTGACTATTTGGATGATATGCCTTTTAGCATAAGTGCTACAAATGTGCCTGGTGGTATTAGTTTTACTACTGCATATGTCAATACAAATGGTACTCAAGAGCAGGAAGCTTCAGTAACTATTCCAGGTAGTAATGGTGATCTTGTTGATCTTACAGATTATGCATATACTCCTGCATATGATAATTTTGGTCCAACATCAGTAACATTTTTGTTTACTGCCAATGGATACGGTGGGTTGGTTGCATATGAGCAAGTAGTTATTCCTGTCAATATCGACCAGACACCAGATGCGATTGATATCCCTTCAACCGAAGACAAATTAAGAGATGAAATTCCAGTCATCACTCCTAATGTAGAAGTTACTAGTGAACAAATTGTTGTTGATGATATAGATATTCCTGTAGAAATTAAATCAGACTATCCTATTCAAGTGGAAATCGAGAATGGTGATGTTTGGTATGATGTGAGACAAATCTGATGCCTACAATAAACATATCAACTGCAAGAAACGCTGGTGATAATAACTACCTGTATGGTATGCCTGGTGGAACTCTTGGACCTAATCCTACTAACAGATCTGTCTACGTAGGGTGGAATCAAACTTTTAACCTGTCTGCTAGTGGTAGTGGTCCTGGTTATGTTGCGATGAGGAGATTAAATTCCAGAACTTTGGGTCTAGATGACAGACAAGGAGCTGGATCTGATAATGACTACAATGATATGCTCGTATATGTTAGTGATGGGGAGTTCATCAATAACAGTCAGTATCGTAGTCCTATACCTGTGTATGGTTGTACAAATAGTTCTGCAATTAATTACAATCCATCTGCACAAGTGGATGATGGATCTTGTGTTATTGTAAACCCAACACTATATTTTACTTCTAGTAATAATCCACTTATCAGGGGTCAAAGCACTAATGTATCGTGGTCTACTTCTTATGGACAATACATGCAAAGTGCAACAGTAACTGGTATTGGTAATGTAAGCACGTCTGGTAGTAGTAATATACAACCCCAGAGTTCTGGCACATATACATTCACAGTAGCATGGAATGGGGGAAGCAGATCATCGAGCTTCTATCAGACTGTTTATATACCGCCACAAATTACAGCATATTTCCAAACAGATACTATTGTTCTTGGAGGAAATACTAGATTATACTGGTCAACTAGTGGTGATGCTAGCACTATGACTATCAGCCCTAGTATCGGGGCGACATTGTTGAATAGTAATAGCATAGTACAACCAACAGTGACAACCACATATACGCTTACTGCTAATGGCGTTGCTGGATCTACTAGTACACAACTTACTTTAACAGTAATTCAACCACCATCACTAGAAGTTAGTGGTCCAATTGTAGTACCATATGGTCAGGAAACTATTAATTTTTCTTACGAAGTAACAAATGCAAACAGTGTAGATGTAGAGGTTATACAGAGAGATTTAGATGGTAGTGATACTACATATAATTTCACTACTCCTACTGATGCATCTTTATATGAATATGCTCCAGTCTGGGGAAATCGTGGACCCATGGCAATTATTGTTACTATGACTGCCAATGGACAAGGAGGATTGATAAGGATTAGGCAAGTTACTGTTCCTATTAACATTGACCAGACACCAGATGCTATCGATATTCCCTCAATTGAAGATAAGTTGAGAGATGAGCAGCCAGTTATCACCCCTAATATTGAGGTTACTAGTGAACAGATTGTTGTTGATGATATAGATATTCCTGTAGAAGTTAAATCTAATTTTCCTGTTCAGGTTGAGATCAATAATTCTAATGTCTGGTACAACATAAGAGAGTTATGACTGTAAGTTTTAGTAAATTTAGTCCTGGAACTATTTCTTGGACGGTCCCAGCATATGCTACTAATGTAACCTTTACAGTGGCTGCAGCAAGTGGTGGAGGATCTCAAGCACCAACATGGAATCATTCGCGTGGTGGTTTTGGTAGGGCAGGTAATTTTACTATTGCAACAAGACCTTATTCATATACTTTAACTTTCTATCTTGGTAGTCAAGGTGCTAAAGGATACGGACCAGCTAATCCTGGTGGATCTGGTGGTGGTTCTCCATTAGCAGGTGGTGGTAGGGGTCATCGTTCTGGTGGTGGCGGAGGCGGAGCTTCTGGCGTTTATGATAGTGGATTAGGAAGATACATCGCATGGTGCGGTGGTGGTGGCGGTGCTGGTAAACAGAACAACAATACTGGTGTTGGTGGATATTATTCTGCTGGTCGTGGTATTGGTGGTGGAGGTACTAGTAGTTCTCCGAGTTGGAGAACGGGTGGAACTGCCCCTGCTGGTCACCGTGGCGGTGGTGGCGGTGGATCAACTTCTGGCGGTGCTGGTGGCATGGGTGGTGCAACAACCAGTAATGGATATGCTGGCATTGGAGGCAACTCTGGATGGTATAATAATGGAGATATTGGTTGGATTACTAATAGTGGATACGGTAATAATGGTAATGGATATGGTGTGCTATCATATACAAATCCACCACCAACGATTAGTGTATTTACGATCAGTCCTTCTACACTAATTCTTGGAAATTCTTTTCAGATGCAGTGGAATGTTACTGGTCAAGTTTCGAGTGTAAATATTACTCCAGCGCCTGGATCATCATCTACTTCTGGTAGTGGTACATTCACTCCCTCTCAAGATACAACTTATACATTAACTGCAAGTGGACCTGGTGGAACAGTAGCACAAAGTATTCCTGTTGATGTCAAAATACCACCAGAAATTATATTATCAGTAGATAAACCCCAGATTACAGTTGGAGATAGTGTTGAGTTATCGTGGGTAACTACTGGCGATGCTAATACTGTTAATATCAATCCTGGAGTTGGATCGACTAATCTTGTTTCAAGTATAACACTACAACCTACACAAACTACAACATATACGGCAGTTGCTAGTGGTCTTGGTGGAAGTGATACAGATCAGATTACTGTTGAGGTTGTATATCCTCCAGAAGCTTCTTTAAATGGTCCAATATCTGTTGATTATGGTAATGATATACTCTTAACATATAGCACCACAAATGCTACTGATCCACCACAGTTATTGAGAAAATATGTCAGTCAAGGTAATCCAGACCCAGATTGGACCTTGTATACAACTGTGCCAGCAGGAAATTCTAGTGAAGGAAGTATTTCATTCCAACCAGATTATGATGATTTTGGACCAGATGTTGTTTTGTTCCAGTTATATGTCATTGGACAGGCTGGATTGTATTCTACTGCACTTTTCAATGTAGCAATCAATATCGATAGAACACCAGATGCTATTGATATTCCTAGTTCTGAAGATAAACTACGTGATGAGCAACCAGTTATTACACCAGATGCAATAGTTACTAGTGAACAAATTGTTGTTGATGATATTGATGTGCCTGTTGAAATCAAGTCAGACAAACCTATTCAGGTTGAAATTGAAAATAGTGGAACATATGTAGACGTTAGGGAGATCTAGACATGGCAGGAAGATCTGGAAATCTACATAGATTTGATTCGTTTTTTAACCCTAATAATCCTGGCGGGGATTCTTTCTATACCTCAAATCCTGGTGGAGAATCTTTGGGTGCATACTACCAGACTGGAACTAATGTATGGAACCTATTCATGGCCATGAGTTCTCATGGAATTAATGGTCAAGGTGTGGCATATGTCTACAGATTTTGGAGTCCTAGCATCAATGATCACCTATTCAAGACTTCACCTGGTACTCCTTCAAGCTATCGTCGTGAAGGTATTATTGGTGTAGCATTTACGAGCAATGGACCATATCGCCAACCAGTTTATAGATATTATAAAGGTTCTACTGGTGACCATAGATATGACACTAGTAGTAGTACACCTGGTGGATATGTACGCGAGGGTATTGCGTGGTATTCACCTCTTCTTGTCTATGGTTGTAAAGATCCTAATGCCACTAACTATAACGGATGGGCAAATCAACCCAGCACAGGATGTAACTATACAATATACGGGTGTACAGATCCATATGCCTCTAACTACAATCCAAGTGCCAATGTTAATTCTGGGTGTACATATCCTACTCCAAGTGTAAGTTTGAGTATTAGTCCTAGTTCTATTATTCGAGGACAAAGCGCCACAATATCATGGAGTGCATATAACTCTACCTCTCAAAATATAACTGGTCTCGGTAATGTTAGTGGCAGTGGAAGCCAATCAATAAGTCCCACCTCTACTACATCATATAGACTTACTGGAAATTATTATGGATATACAAATGCGTCTGTCAGTAGGACTCTCACTGTTTATCAACCTCCTAATATACAATTTAATGTAGATGACAGTGAGATTGTTAGTGGTGTAGCTACAACACTACGTTGGAATGTATCTGGTAGTGTAAATTCAGTCACTATTGATAATGGAGTTGGTTCTACTAATTTAAATTCTCTCCAAACTATTTCTCCAACAGTAACCACCACATATACTCTGTTTGCTTCTGGTCCTGGTGGAACTGGCAGTGCGACAGTCACAGTTGTTGTGGTTGATCCACCAGAAGTTGCGATTAATGGTCCTCTATCAGTAAATTATGGTGATAATGTAATTATTTCTCATGAGATGACAAGAGCAATAACAACTTATGAGTTGCAAATAATGGAAACTGATCTGGATAATAACATCACAACACCACCTGAAAGCCCTGTTAATCTTGGACCAGGACAATCTGCGAATAGTACATATACTCATTATGTTACGTATCATGATAGAGGACCACGTACTATTTCATATACTTTGTATGGAGTTGGACAGGCTGGTTTAACTGCTATCGATCAACTTATTGTGCCTATTAACATTGACCAGACACCTAATGCTATTGACATTCCATCATCAGAAGATAAACTACGTGATGAACTCCCAGTTATCACTCCTAATATTGAAGTTACTACCGAACAGATTGTTGTTGAGGATATAGATATTCCAGTAGTAATTAAAGCAAGTCAACCTATTCAGGTAGAAATTGAGAACAGCGGTACATATCTACCAGTGGAGGAAATGTAATGCCATATCGAATCGGACATTGGAATAATTACGGTGGATCATGTGTCACCAACTATAGTATATGGTTCCCTGGTGGTGGTGGTGATTTTAATGATACCTACCGCAATCAAATTACATATGCATATTATAGTTTGTTTGGTAGATATGGAGAACAGGGTGGTGTAGAAGCATACGTATATGCATGGGTATATGGTACTGGACGGCAGGTACATGGTAGTATCAGAAATATGGTCAAAGACGGTGGTAGATCCAGTGGTGAATATTGGCAAGTTCGGTCAAGGGGTAGGCATACTGGCATGGCTAATGGTAGTTGTCCGCCACCAATAATCAGGGGATGTACTAATCCAAACGCAGTAAACTATAATCCATCTGCACAACAAGATGATGGTACATGTTACTTTAATCCACCGTATGTAAACATATCTGTTAGTCCAACTTCGTTTATAAATCCAGGATCTGCAACTCTTTATTGGAGTACATCAAATACTTATTCTAGATCAATTAGTGGCATTGGAGGCGTTGGTACATCTGGTAGTCTTACGGTATCTCCTACTAGTACGACAACTTATACGTTAACAGGATATGGATACGGTGGTACTCGAAGTAATTCTGTTGTATTGTACGTATATCAGCCTCCTCAAATAACATTAACGCTTGACAATTCTACAATTGTTATTGGGGAAACCACTAGATTGAGATGGACTACTACTGGTGATGCCAGCACTATGATTATCAATCCTGGGATTGGATCAACCCTTTTAGTGAGTAATCAAATTATTTCTCCGACAATCACCACTACATATACTGCAACTGCATCTGGTTTGGGTGGAACTGATAGTCAACAAATTACTATCACTGTAATACAACCACCAGAAGTTGATCTTGCTGGTCCTCTATCAGTAAATTATGGTGATGATATTATATTATCTCATGAACAAGTAAGAGCAACTACAACATATGAATTGAGAATTAAAGAGTATGATCTTGATTCAAATGAAACTGATAGAGTTGTAGATCTAGGTTTTGTTGCTAGTGGTACATATACAGATACTGTTGCGTATCATGATAGAGGACCATCTACTATCAGATATGAGTTATATGGTGAGGGAGCTGGTGGACTTCAATCTATCAAAGTAGTTACAGTTCCTATTAATATTGATCGAATACCAGATGCTATTGACATTCCATCATCAGAAGATAAGCTGCGTGATGAGCAACCAGTTATCACACCAGATGCAATAGTTACTAGTGAACAGATTGTTGTTGAGGATATAGACATCCCTGTAGAGATTAAATCCAACTATCCCATTCAAGTTGAAGTTGATGGTGGTACATTTATAGAAGTCAGAGAGATCTGATAAATACTAAAGAAATCGTGACCATCGCCTGCGGTAAATGACCTTTTCGTTCGGAACTACACCTGTATATGTAAGCGAAGGGCAAACTATTCGCCTGAAGTTTAAAGCGCCATCAGCTTGGGACACAACTCAAAGCGTAACGGTTCAGATTGGTGATCAGCAGACAATCTGGTATATCTCTACGATCCCAGAAGATTTTGCACCCGATCCATTTCCATTTACACCACTAGATGAAGTAACACCAGACATCATGTATGTCTATGGTGATGGTACTAGAGCACAAGAAGATATTATTGTAGTTTCTGGATTGACACCTGGATCATCAGCAAGTGTTTCACTAGTATCATCTTACATTGGAACTAATATTACTGATTATGCTGTTCGTATTCAGTTAGTACATCAGGGTGAAGCAGACTTTGGACCATGGGTTATTCCAGCCAGTAATGTCTTTGTACAAAATAATGATAGGCTTCAGTTAAGACTAAAGTCTAATGATACTGGTGGTCTTACAAGAGTTGCTGACTTAACTATTGGTGCTAGAACCGAGAGATGGACTATCACCTCGGCAGTACAACCACCTAACATTCCAGAACCATTCCCTGATTTTGATGAAATCACTGGTGCTCCAGTTGACACTGATGTTTATAGTGAGATCTTAAGAGTTACTGGTCTAAATGATCAGGCAGTAATCAATACTGATAATGGTGCGCTAATTGGTGTCTCATCTAGTAATGCTTTCGTTGTAAACGATGATGGATATGATGTTCTAGACAATACAACATTTGTTGCTGCTAGTACCAATCCAACCATTCAGAATGGTGAGTATATACAGTTAGTATTAAGAACACCAGCAACATCAACTACCACCACTACAAATCTTTTGAGTATTGGTGATGGCATTACTGGATCTGCATGGGGTGTTACTACTGGTAGTTTCCCATCTACTACGCCTGGAACATTTGTATTCAATGATGCACTTGATGCACTTGAGGACACTTTGATTGCATCTGATGTAAAACCAACTAGTGGTATCGTTGGACTAGGTAATGGTGTAACTGTACCTGTAACACTAGTGGCTACAGATGGTACAGAACCAAGAGTTAAAATCTACTATGATAATGGTGCTGAAAGTTCCATTGGAATTTTTCCTACAGATGTGAGTAATGGTGACAGAATTCAAATTTATAATAAATCCAATGCTACATTTGGTGGTACAGTAGGCACTACAATTAAAGTTGGTACACTACAGATTCCTGAATGGTCTATTATTACAAACACTGGTCCTGATACTGACGCTGATTTCACACCACCAAATGATCTTACTAACAGGGCACCTAATAGACAATATGTTAGTTCTATTGTTGCTGTCACTGGTATCAATAGAGATATTACAATCAGTGGTACAAATGGTGTACTTATCTCTATCGACTTTGATCAACCAGTTGCAGGACCAAGAACATTTACACCTGCTAATAGTAGCTTCCAATTGTATCTAACCTCTGGTGGTCTTGCTCAACTTGTAAGCACTAGTGTTACTGTAGGTACTGGTGCTAATAATCAATTTACTTGGGGTGTAGGTACATATTCAGTAGCACCACCTGCACCAGAATTAAAAGGAACATGGTATAGTAGGAAGAACTCTTACACATATGAAGATACTAATGGTGATGTTCAATTACGAAATGCGAAAGATGATGGTCTTGCTATTGGTACAGTTCTTTCCGTTCTTAAGCAACCAAACGGATCTTATGGTACAATAGATGGTAATCTAGATTCTAGATATCCTGGTTTCATTGAGTGTGATGGTAGACAACTATCAAAAACTGAATACCTGGATTTGTTTGCCGTTATCAATACTCATTATGGAGAATGTGATGCTAATGGTGTTGCCACTACTGGAGCTGCAGCTACACACTTTAAAGTTCCTGACTATAGAAATAGGAAACTTACTGGAGTTGGTGTTGTTGATGGTAATAGATCATCGTCTGCTTTCCTTCCAACAAATAACATCAACGAACCAGGTAACATTGGTGGGTGGTGGTATGTTGATAAGGTAGATGTTGCTGGTGATAATCCTTACGAGCAAATACTACAAGGTGGTTCACAAGCTGAAGGTAAGGTTCAAACATTCGCATTGTTTCAGAATAAACCTTCTTCTGGTGCTGAATATATTACAAGAACAGTTGGTCAATATGTAAATAGAGGTGAAGGTGGTAGTCCTGACTATTGGACTGCATTCGGTGAATCTGTAGAGGAAGATATTCTAGTTACTGGTGGTAATGGTACTGGACTACGACTGCGAGTTAGAGCAGAAGCAGCTGATTACGATGGTTCGGGTAGTCCAGATGATACAAGAATTACAATTGTGTCAATACTAGATCCTGGTACTGGATATCAACCTGGAGATTTGATGGACATTGGATTCTCCAATGCTGCACCTGGTGGTGGCACTCCTGTATTTTCTCCTGGTATTAAAGTATTAACAGTAACAACAACACCAGTAATCAATTCTGATCAAGGCACCGAGAGTAATTTCTTTAACTTTGGTACAGTTAAGACACAATTCAATGCACCAATTCAGTCTGATGTTGAGTTTACTGTTAATGGTACAGTAACTGCACAGATTGGACAGTTGCAGGAGAAAATCATTGATGTTCCTACACATAGTCACCTATTTGTTACTGCGTTTACTGCTGAAGGATTTGGTGGTACAGGATTGATTCCATGGAGCACTCAAGTTCTTGCTAATAGTGGTCTTGGACAGGCTAATAAATCAACTGGTACTGGTGACGGTCCATATATTAACTTCATTGGAGGTGGCGGTATTGCAGAAGATGAAATTTATCGAGAGCAACCTGATGTATGGTATCCACTATATCTGTCAGAGTTGAAATCAAAAACTCAACCAGGTGGCAATGCTCTGTACTTCGATCAACTTTGGGATGATATTCTTCAGTCAAATGAAAGTAGAAGTTTCAAGGAGCGTATTGTTGAATGGGCAGGAACATTTGGAGATGCCCCTCTTGGAGAGGGAGATCCTCCAGGAACAGCTAGTTTGACACTAACTGCGAAAGTATTCTGGCCATCACCTTACAACGGTCTTAACCCTGATGATGTTATAGCAACCGCGCAAAATCATGAGAATTTACGTAGATATCCAGAAGGTGTATACGGACAGACTGGACCTGGAGCAACTGCTGTTTCTGCTGCTATTGATGTTACTGGAACAAGATTTAGAATTGAGGCATATACTCCACCAGCAATTCTAGAAGATAGTGACACTACAACTTCTTCACACAATCACTTGATGGGATTATCTCCTGTTTTAGATCCAACGCAAGATTATAGTTATGGTAACCAAAATGGTCCTGGTCTTTTCAAAACAGGATTAGGTGGTTTTGGTAGTACACTTAACGTCAGCTTTGACAATAATCAATTTGTTGGCAACACACCACCAGTTGGATATGTATTGAACACTGGTACGTTCACTCTCAATCAAAACATTAAGAAACCAATTCCTAGTGTCAAGATGCAACCCAACATACAGGTTCCTATCGTACAGGAGTTCCACAAAGTCAAATATATAATCAAAGCATTCTAATAATATTTCATAATTATGACCCAAACAGTCCCCTCTTACCGCCCCATTGAATTAATGCAAAATCCAAAAATCACCAAGAGTGATTTTACAGATTTTATTGGTGTGTGGGAAAACTTTGTACCAGCACCTCTCTGTCAACAAATTATCACATATGGCGATAAGATCTTTAATGGAGATCTTGCTAATACCATCAACGAAGAGGATGATACAGATCTAGGAGGTTCACTTTCAGAGAGTAAAATCATGGAAGGTTCTGAAATGTATGGGTCTGCATATAATAGACATGATAGCGCATTCATGCTAAACTATGCATCAGCAAAATATACTAGTAATATTAACCAGATGTTGAAAGCATGTGCTAATCACTATTGCAGTCACTTTTCTACATTAAAGAAGACTAGAATGTTTTCTTCTGATATTAAGATGCAGAGAACTCCTCCTGGTGGAGGATATCACTCATGGCACTATGAAAATGGTACAGTTGAATGTGCAGCTCGTGAATTGACATGGATGATATATCTAAATGATATTGAAGAAGGTGGTGAAACCGAGTTCATGTATCAGAAACGTAGAGTTAAACCTACAGTTGGTACAGTAGTTATTTTCCCTGCTGGTCTAACACACGTTCATAGGGGTGGTTTTCTTCTAGGTGATAAGGATAAATATATAGTAACAGGTTGGTATATCAAAACTCATGGCTGATAGCAACGAATTAGTAGATAATATTAACAGGGTGATAATGGAGATTGATTTACTCAACAATATCATTGTCGATTCTACTCACCTTTTGAACTTGCCTAATGGTACAAAAATCAGTCAGCCAATTAAAATCCTTCCTGATATCATGGAGAGATTTAAGAAAGAGGTTGTTGGTGATGTATTTCATACAGACACAGTTGATGAGCTAGAGCACGTTCTTTTCTATAGTGATAATACTGCACTTATTCAACGTAGAAAATTTAAATATGATTTTGCGACTGATCAATCAACCTCTATTCAATATATTTTCAACGGTGCTACTACAGAACAAATTGTAGAGTTGCGTGAAAGAGTAGTAAACCTTACTGCTGCCTCTCATGTGGTGAGAGAAAGACAGATCAGAGATAAGATTACTAAAATTTCTGAAGAGCAATTGTTTTATGATGCCACTATGAATAAGAGGCTAGTTGAAAGAACAGCAATGCTCAAAGGTTCTGACTGGCGTGTCCTACCTGACATTGAAGATTCTTACGAAGGTGAGAAAGAGATGTGGAAGAAGTGGAGAAAGGCACTTCGTAACATGGATGCATTCACTAAAAAGTATGATGATCCTCTAGATCTCTTCAAGGCAATCAAGGGTATTAAATGGCCTATTGACCCAGCAATTTATAAAATTGCATATCCTGATAATGTAGATCCTGCTGGTAATGCAATTGAATACAATCTTGATATAGATGATGCGAGGTTATGGACAGAAAGAGATGTTGATGCATCTAAAGATTATGTCAATGATAGATTGACAACTATCATTGAATGGAGAGATAGATCTACTAACGCCAAGAGAGCGGTAGCACAAGGAGTACAAGATTTGATGAAGTTGATGCGAGTCGAAGACTTCGTTGAAAACGGTATCGATTATTCGACATTTTATAGTGAGGAAGATTTAGATGATATGGTTGCTGAATGATGTTCTGACTCCTGCAGAGTCAGGTAATCTACTTTCTGTATACACAGAGCATAGATTTCACTGTGGAAGTGATAGTAATCCCAGAGCAAATGTAAAGAAAAGTCTTGCACTTAATTATGATGACCAAGATTATAAAAGGTGTATAGAAACACTCTATAAACCACTACAGAAAGCAACAAAAGATTATCTAATCAGGAGATCTGGACAACCATATTTTGTTTGGTATAAGACTGGTGGGTTTTATAATTGGCACTTGGATGCATTCCCTATCTCTGGTATTGCACCACACTTTAGTTACACTGTAGCTCTTAATGACCCTGATGAATATGAGGGTGGAGAGTTAGTTATTCGTGTTGGTAATACTGAATCATCATTTAAACCACCAAAAGGATCAGTTATTTTATATAATACTGGTCTTTGGCATAAAGTAAATGAAGTCACTAGTGGTGATAGAAAGGTGGCTATTGGTTGGGCAGAGAGTTACATTAAAGAATCTGCTATGAGACAGAATATTATTGATCTTAAGCTGGCAATCAATAATGTTGCTGATGACATTAGTCATGAACAACTAGAGAAACTTGAATCCGCAAGAATGAACATGATTAGAGAATTTGTAGATAGACCATGACATATATTACTAGCGACGTTTTACAATACGATAACTTCTTTGATCGAGACGATTGGGAAGAGATTAAGAATAAGACTGGATATGGATCGCGATGGACCTTTGGTCACACCTCATTAGGTAAAGATCATCCAGATTATAATAGTTGCACACCATTCTGGAAGCAGGATTTTGCTGAAGATGCTTTCTTTTATGATCACCTTCTAAATAAGATACAGAAGAAACTAAATACACGATTCAAACTACAACATGTGTATGCTAATGGGCATACTTACGGTCTAGATGGGTCAATTCATGTTGATGCAGAGACTGATAACGGAAGAACGCTATTGTTATATGTAAATCCTAAATGGCATCCAATGCTAGGTGGGGCAACTAACTTCTACATCAATGATGGTGAAGTACATAGTATTTTTCCAAGACCAAACAAAGCAGTATTGTTCCCTGGTAAGATACCACACTGTGCTGCACCGTGTACTAGAAACTTCAAAGGATTAAGAGTCACTGTCGCCTGGAAAATGTTTATCGATGATTAACCAAAACTATCAGATCTTCAATCTACAAGAGATTCTTGGACGCTATGCAATGACAGCTGGTGTTCCATTGGCGTTCATTAGAGTCACTGGATGGAACAATAGCACTAATGTTGATGCTATCAATACATCTATTGCTAGATATTCAAAAATGCTAGAGTCAGATCTTATTGCTGACATGAAAGATTCAGAGTATGTGGTGGTAGAGCTTGAGAAACTAGATCAGGGTGTTCTTGATTACTTTGATGACAACTTCCCTGATAGTCAAGCAGCTGTTGCTAATCCAGAGATGTATGTGTTTTATGCATTGTATAATGATCTAGGACAACTTATCGCATCAAACGAATGATCTTCTCCGACACTTACACAGTAAAAGAAGTCTACAGTGTATTGAGGCAAGAGCATCTATACACAAGTTCGATGATGCCGTGGTTGTATACATCGTTGAAAGATGTGAAGTATCAACCTGCAATAGCAGATAATGCTCGTAATAATATAAATGAAATCTTTGTATTTGATTATTTAATTAGCGGAGTGGCTCCTATTATTGAAAACGAGCGCAAGGAGTTTCGTGTTAATCATAATGGTAATGAGCACTTGTCTTATGAGAGTAGGGTAATCTTATCGTACAATGCACTGTATCAACAGCGTCAGTTACAACATCTAATCGATGAGACAAACACCTCACATTTGAGGGACGCATATGATAAGGCTACAGAAGTTCTTCATACACTTCATGCTAATCCAGACGCACGTATAAGTTTTGATAAAGGCGCTCAACTTGTTGGTTATTTGTATGATATCTCTGGTACTCCTACCGCAATAAAGGTGAAACAAGGTCAGGGTCTAGATTATAACATTACTGGTAACGAAGTAATGTCTAGACTTGTCGCGCATTGTAAAAGAAATCCTTTGTACCTAGATGGTGAGATGATCTTCCATGCTGATGGTAGAGAATCATTTAGATTAAACTGTCAATATCATACAGCATTTTGGAGAGAAAGAAAGAATAAAAAAGAGACCAGAAGTGTGATAACCAGTGAGATCAATCGTGAGAAGATTGAGTTGAGAGATGAACAGATTTCAAGAGAACATCTATATGGTCTGTCATCTGCAAAGGGTGATTTCTTGACAGAAGAACATGGAAAGTATATCAATAGCGTATTTCCTGACACTCGTCAAGTAGTATTTGACAATGGAGTAAGAAGAGGACTACAGAACTTTAGAGTTGACTTTGAGTTTGTATTTGAGAACAATGAATTGGTAGATATTCTATTGTTTAGGACAACACACAACGAGTTTAAAGAGATCGAGACCCTGATCCCTTGACAACCAGGGGCTGATGCTGTATGATTCATGGGTTGATCACCCCCTACATAATGCAAGGTTCATTGCCTGACCGTTCTGCGCTCAATATTCATGACGCTGCCTGCCTCGCTCCTTTCTTTCGTGCTCAAGCACCTCACGGTGACATTCCAACACGTCAGGAACTACGTGCGAGGGGTCTACAGTCAAAGAAGCGTGAGGACTCTCTCAAGGGCATCTGTGATGCTCTGAATCGTGTCTACCCTGATAGTGTTGACTACAGTGTAGTTGAAGATGCTCGCAAGCGCAAGCAAGCTGAAGCAAAAGCAGAAAAAGAGGCAGCATGTACGAAGAACTAAATTCATTTGAAGAAGCACTTAAACATTTCGGTACTAGAGTTGAATACACTATTGCCATGGAAATGTCACGACGCATCACTCCTGAAGATGCGTATCAAATGATCAAGGATGAACTCAAAGAAGTCAAAAAGTGCCGTAAACTATTCAACAAGGAGCAAGCATAATGTCATCACCACGCCAAAAAGATCCATCAGATCCACTTTATGATCCTAATGATAAGTGGAATGAGTACAAGGTAGATCTACATTGTAATGAAGAACACTCACCTGATGAGTGGGATCCAAAGACAGAAGGTAAGATTGCTGATCCACAATCAAGACACCAAGATAAGGTATTAGACAAGTTCTGTGATGATCACCCTGGTTCCCCTATGTGTAAGGTATTCGATGACTGACGAAGAACTTAAGCAACAAAGACGACGTGATGCATTCAATCTCTTTTATGAAAGTGTATTGAAGCCTGACAATAGACTACGGTCATGTGCTCACAATCAAGAGTGCTTCAATGAACTAATGGAGTGGCGAGCTGATATCATTTCATATCTAGATGACAGAAGGAATCGTGAATTCTAATCTATATACTTAAGTTTACATTTATTGCCATGACCAAACATGACATGTTAATCGACTCCATCAACATCAAACTGCACGAAGTGTTTAACATGGGCAGGACACTAGATGATAGTGACTGGGACGATGATGCAGCATCACAAATCTCTCAACATATTCTAGAACTAGTTGAAGACCATCAACAATCAAGGAAAACTAATTATGGAGTCCACAATGGACAGTATCAATGGCGAGCAAGTGACTGAAGTTGTTGTACCTGAAGGTGCAGAACTCATTGATGATGTATTCTATGTCTGGGAAACTAGGTATGGATTGTATTCTACAATGACAAAGCAAGGTCGTCAAATGATGACTGGTGGTACTAAAGATGGTGTCACTGTTATGACACGTTGGCATCTTAAATGTGAACAGGAGGGTACACTACATCTGTACACTAGAGCTGTCAATACTACCCAAGGTGTCAAGTTGTGATGGAACAGTTTAGTAATCACATAAGTGGTGAAACAGTAGAAATTGCTACTATACCCATCTTTGCAACACCATTGATAGTTACTAAATTTCCAAAGCATGAATCATATGAATGGAAATCATTTGACAAGGTAGTTAGAAAGCCAGATGTGTGGTTTACTCCTCTCAACACATCATTTCCTGATATTAAGGAGGATGATCCGTATCTCGATCATGAGACTGCGGAGAATGTTAAAAGAGATGTGTTAGAGCATTGCCAGAAAGTTCTTGCTTGCTATAATATGCCAGTTGACATACGATACAGTAACTTCTGGTATAATGCATACTATGAAGAGCATGGTCAAGAACCACACGATCATTTGTCACCTGATAACCTAAACCCATACTGGTCTGGCATATACTTTGCAAACAATTGTTGTGAAGGACAGTTGACATTCCAGAAAACAGATCTTTCTATGCGTACACAACAACTGTTCAAGCATAGTGATAGTAAGATCCGTGATTATTACGAAGAACTCTGGACATCATATATCCATGATGGACATATATTGTTGTTCCCACCACATCTGAAACATGCTGTAAAGGTAGGTAAGGAGAATCGTAATAAGATGAGGTTGACATTCAGCTTTAATCTTGCTATTAATAGGAGTGCGTACCTACCTGATGAATATTTTCGTAACGAGCCAGCATCCGACTGAATCAGCAGAGTGTCTACCTGACAAGCATATTGTCAAGATGCCGTTAGAAACATGTCAGATGCTATCTATTGTGTGCTCTAACAAGTGGGGACATAGTTATGGCACAATACCTAAAGCAGATGGTAATCCATATGCTACTGATAAAGGTGCATTCCGTAATCATCCTTGTACTAAATGGGCGAATGAAACTGTAGAGAACTCTAGATGGTTGCTTGCTCATGGTATAGCATTATGTGAAGAGTATTTCAATCGATATGGTAAATGCCATACTTGTTTCAAGACTCTCCTTGTTGCTGATGAGATCATTCCTTATGTGAAGTGGGATAATCATACTCCATTTGTTCGTGCAATGCCTGAAGAGTACAAGTTTGATGATAGTATAGATACATTGACGGCATATAAAATGTATATTGCTTCTAAACCATGGGTAGCTAGTAATTACCTACGACTACCAAATCGTAAACCTGACTGGATTTAATGAGATATATTGTTCCTGTTGATGATGAAGGTGTACTCACATTTCCTGATGAGCTCATGGATGCATTAGATTGGCATCCAGGTGACACACTATTATGGATAGATAACAAAGATGGATCATTCACACTAAAGAAAGAAAACTAATGGCACTATCAAAATCAGTTGAAGACTCACTGGATGAAGCAGAGTCTAACCTACGTAATGCATTAGCATTTGCTGCAAGACAAGAGAAACCTTTCGTTTGTAACGTTATTGCAGAGATGATCACTAAAATTGACTCAATGAAACAAATGGATAGTATCATGGATAAGCTAGATAACCGTAACTTTGGAGATAGCGGAACATGGGGACCAATCGCAGAGTAAATATTGAACTAGGATCAGATCTACAGGATGAATATGAGTATTGGTTAGAAGCGAAGCGATCATTATGCACAGAACGTAGTATCAATTCATTTCTCAATTTCATATCAGTATATGGCACACACAACAACCCAAAAGACCCTGACGAAACGTGAAGCATTATGGATATGCAGACGTATGATAAAGGTTTGGCATAAAGAATTGCGTGGAGATGCAGCAGGTAAGCAATTGTACTGGTCTTTTTTCCTTGACACACTACACAATTGTGGTAGAATATCTGATGAAGACCACGCAACTTGGCAATGTCCATTCAAGTAACACTGACCAAAGAAGAATTAAATATCATTTGGAGCGCACTGAATTACATGACACGCGGACAAGAGAGTATTGTCACGACAAAGTATGGTAGTGTCTCCAAGTTAGCGACTAAAGTTAACACCATCCTGTCTACAGGAAGACATGGAAAAGATCTAGACCTCTTGTGACACTACGCAAAGCTGCACACTACCCGTTGCTGTGCGCTCTCTACACTCTACAATATGCAAGTACACAACACAGGAGCACACCATGTGGGATGAGATCAACGATATGGAAGGCGAGATCTTCGACTTCGATGATGTAAGTGATGACATTCCATCCATCCTATCGCTCACTGATGAAGACATTGATCAGTTGATTAATGATCACGAAGCAAACACTGACGACAACAACTGATCATGCAAAAGTACGAACTCACCATTCAATCTAACAGTGGAAAATTTCTTCAACGACACATCGTTTCTCGACAAACTGCACAAACTGTCTGCGATTTCGTCAAATACAATGGATACCAAAACTACGCAGATGTCAAGTTCATCGTTGCAGAATGTTGTTCCTGATGCATTTGCACTCGCATTAGAAGCTCGTGCTGCACATTATGAAGTGACTGTAGATTATTATATCGAAGAGTTTCTTCTGTAGTATACATATCATTGAATAATGTACGACTATTCATCCATGACTGATATCGAACAATCCATGGTAGATGAGATGAAATCACTCATCAAAGATCATGCAGATACCATCAACGATCTATCTGCATACATCAAAGAACTCAAACAACAAATGTCCGACATGCATGATAGATTCTATGACTGCTGATGTTATTCATGACTTTGATTCACATCTAGACAGCGGTCATGTGTGGAAGGTTGAGATCGAACAAGAGTGGCAAGATGATCAAGCAGAACCACCTAATGGTGTGTATACTGTTGACACATATCTCATCGCACCCGATAGAGATCTAGCACAGTATATTGCTCACAAACTATATCCTGACACTGACTTCCTCTCAATTCAAGATCAACCATGCACAAGAGACAGCTATGTATCCAATAGGAACAGAGGTAGAGTATGACGGATACTATGGTGTTGTCACATTCAACTATGAAGATCAACAATGCACCATATGCATCAAAGTTGTACCTGATCACATTCCTAGATCAGTCTGTCTCGTAGTACACAAACAAAACTTTCACAAAATTCACCTTATCAATGGAAACCGACGTGATTCTTGACAACATGGAACAGTACAACTATGAAGGCGACTGGACTGATGATCCAGCGATTCGTGAGTCTATCTTGCGTGAGGCAGCCGAGCAGGTGCTGTGGGACAGTATTGAAACTGTACCCGAAGACCTGCTAGCAGACTACTAGGCTGTATCATAGGGCATGTCACCACCATCGACCTGGGAACTAATGTTCATTGATCAGAATCTAGAGCGTACAATCAAGTCCCTCCAGGAGGCGCTAGAACGTGCCGATGCAGCGACTAGGATGGATTCTCCCGTTGACGTGGATGGAATGCCCTTCGTGGACCCCATAGACGACTCTCCTGCCCCATCCTATTCATATGCTATGGGTTTACTTGCAGCACAGATAGACATTGCTCTATATGATCTGAAGAGTATTCGTACACAATTGAAGAACGCATGAAACTTGATAGTAAAGCAAGAATTGTAGGCAGTGTTGGAGTCATCACTGCCTATTTTATTGTCTTGCATGTAAATGTATTACTTGGTGTGATCATTCATTTTGTGGCTGATCTAATCAGTGTACCGTATTTCATTCGCACTAAAGCATGGGACGTGGTGATCATGTTGGCATTCCTCTTGTTCATCGGCATGTCCAAGCTGACCAGTATGTGAAGTGTCCACTATTGTGGCACAGCACTCCAAAACCATGTATATTAAGAGAGTCAAAGCAAGGCACCCATGGCAGTCACAGCAGTCAAGCACTCTCACTATCGCATCGAGATCGACACTGTAGACGCTCCACAGCACCCCATCGTGTATTTCCGCAAGTGTGGCAAGTGTACGACTCACAAGGGCATGGAGAGGCAGATGGAGCGTATTGTGAATGAGACTATTGAGCAGTGGCGTCAATACTCTCAACAGATCCGTCGCTACACTGTCTCCCGTGTGCCAGCAGAGGAAGTGCCCACCAACTGACCCACAGGGCACCAGATGCCCTATACTTAATTCATCAACCAAACACCCCACGTCATGCAACTCACAAACAACGTCTGCACTGTTGACTTCTTTCCCGAGGCATTCATCGCTGAAGGTGACAACGTAATCGTCAAGCGTTTTCAGAAGCGTGTTACATTCAACAATGGCACTAAATCTTACAGCACTGTGTCTATGTTGACAGCACAGAACGAGTGGGAGACACGTATTGCTAACGGTGCTACCGTCAATGGATACAACATGTCACAAATGCCTCGTTCAGAGTACACTCCAATGGCAGTAGGATGAGTAAAGGTAACGCTATCCAATATGGTCTAGCATTGATCATCACGGTGTTTGCAATGTCATCTTATTTGATGTTCCTTGCTCACCGTGATAGTCAGATGATGGACTACTACAACTCAACCATTCAAAAACAACGATGACAATGCGACTTGTACCTGTGCAACAGTGGGCAGCATATCTTCACTGGTTAAATGACTGTGAGTCAGGCTATGAGTTGTTGTTAGTGTTAGATGCTGTATGACATTACCAACTGATTTCCCACATCAACCACCAGAGGGTTATAGCTATGAAACTGAAGAGTTTAAAGCAAACATCACTAGCATTTGGATTAGGAATCACGCTCGGTATAGTTACACTGATAAGCCTATCCGCTCGATCTGGGGATTCTACAACACAAAGAAGCGGTGCTATGTTGCACCAGTTAATCACAAACGCCCAGGTAAAACTGTTGACGTTAACAGCACCACAGCATACAGTGCAATGCCATTACTCAAATCATATGTAAGCTCATGACTATAGAACAAATGAATATGGAGGACGATCCAAATACTTATCGTACTCCTGGACTCTTTGATGAACATAAGCAATCACCATTGGAGAGGTTAATCCTATCACTGTTTGATAAGTTGAAGTGGGAGCTTGATGATGACATTGAGATTACAATTTCAGGTAGTCAGACATCAGGTATCGATCAACCTGAAGGATATAATAAGAAGTGGTCAACACCACTTGGTGAGGTAAAGTATAATCGCGATGCATTCATTGTGATTAAGAACCGTGATCGTGATCCATTCGTACCATCAGTCGCACCACAACCAATTGAAACCGATGACACTAACGTACAGCAAGGAACAACTGATTGATGCACTCGTACATGAGTGGGACTATCTTTGTCATGATGATTATGATCCTGATGATGACACACCAGAGGAGTATCGTCTCAAGTTAGAGTTACTTACCATTGAAGAATTGGTAGAGGAGACATCAACTGGTGAAGGTTACACACTGGATGAGTTTATGGACAATCATGGGTGACAGTTCAGAAACTGGTGAGAACGCTTGACAGTGACCCCATAGGGCTGTATATTAAGAGAGTCAAGGGAACACACCATGCAACACGAGTATTACGAGATCACTGCTGTCACTCCTGAAGAGGGTGAGGTATGCTACCAAACGATGGAAGAAGCACTGGCACGTAGTATCCACAATGATCTCTACACTCGTCAAATGAATAAGGACGGTACTCATAGTGTCACAGTCCGTATGGTCTGACGCTCTCCATCCATTATACTAAACACAACAGCGAGGCATTCATGACCACGACACCATTGAACAAAGAGTTTTCAGACTATTGTGCCCAGAAGGATGCACAGAACACAATTCAATTGAATATCACCAAATATTGCTTTGAGTTATGTGATGCACTTGTATCTAATTTTATTAATGAATCAATGCGTCGTCATGAGTTCTTGATGCCATCATCTGATCGTCCAGAGTATCATCAAGCATGTATTGATGATCTAAAAGATGGTCGTTGTGGTTATAACTTCACAGTTGATACTGGACGTAAGTATCATAAGATCATGATGAATGCCAATGGTTCACGTAGTGTGCATGCATTTGTTGATCGTAAGACTGGTGATGTATATAAGCCAGCAAGTATCAAAGCACCTGCCAAGGGTGTAAGATTTAATCTGCTGATTATTTCACAACGCAATTGGATGTTAGAGCATGCTGATTGGAGTGGTGGTTATCTGTACCGCAAGGGTTGACAGTTCACTCAATACATAGTATACTACCTTCAGTTCAATCATGAGCACGATGGAATCCGAGATGTATGTCGTCGTCAATGGCGAGGCAATCATGTTAGAGAATGGTCAGGTATCAACTTATCTGGTTGATGTTGACGGCACAATTGACTGGGATAGTCATGATACTTTAGATTGGGAAGATATGCTTCCTGAAGAGTATCAAATGTATAAAGCAGCATATGATTTCTTGCTGACGTACAACAACACTTACATGTATACCAAATGAATCTCATCACTGAACATGTTCTAGAACTACTAGAACCCATCACTGAAGAACTGAAGGTCAAGCCACGGTTGAATATCTCTGACAGAGAATATCAATTGTTCTGGCGTTATCATGGTCATTATCCTGCCGAGTTTGCTGCAGCACTGATGAAAGCATTACCTGAAGGTTATACTTTCGTACAGTACGATCACCTCAAGAATGAACTCACTACCACTCATGAATAAGGCAACTCAAGAACGACTCTCCAGACAGATGGACACCATCATGGAGAATAGACTACGTAGATTCAAGTTTCTCATACGTAAAGATCGTATGGAAGATGCTTTCTCTCTTGCTGATGAATTCTATGAGTGGATGCATCCTGATCATGCTGATGATGATGACCTGATTGTATACTACAATGAAGAAGAACTCGAAGCCCTCTACTACAAAAAGAAAATCCAAAGCCTCTCCGAAGACTTTGAAGATTACGGATCGGCGGAAGAACATTACTGATTGGCCACCACATTCTAAACACTTCCCATACAGACTTGAATGGATCTATCATAATGATAAGATCATTGCTATGTTTGAGTGTGAACATCATCTAAACAAACACCTCATTAGATACAAACTCAACAAGAAGAACTCACGTATTGATATCTTCCCCGAGCATACTCATACATTCAAATCTAACTACAAGAAACCTAAACGTCAACTATTCTCCACCCTAGAGGACTTCTTCCAATGAAACTTAAGAAGACAACAAAACAATTTACTAATAGTAAAGGTGATAAGTGGGAATGGGAAGAGAATGAACAAACAC